CCGGGAAGGGGTGCTCGACATCCCCGCCGATGCCCGGCCGTTGTTCGGTGCCGATTGGGGTTTCGCTGTTGATCCGACAACGGGCATCCGCTGCTGGTTGCTGAACGAAAGGCTGCTCTACATCGACCGTGAGGTTTACGAGGTCGGATGCGAGATCGACGCGACCCCGGCGCTGTTCGACAAGCTGAACGATGACCGTGTCCCGAACGTCCGCATCTGGTCGATGCGCGGCGACTCGGCGCGGCCCGAAACCATCAGCTACATGAACCGTCAAGGGTTCACGATCGTTCCCTCGACCAAAGGCCCCGGCTCGGTCGATGAAGGCGTCGCGTTTCTGAAATCCATCGACATCGTCGTGCATCCCGACTGCAAGCACGTTCTCGATGAGATGCTTTACTACAGCTATGCGACCGACAAGCTCACGGGCGAAGTCTTGCCGGTGCTGCTCGATAAAAAGAACCATATGATCGACGCGATCCGGTACGCGCTCGAAGATCATCGCAAGAGCCTGCACGGCATCATTGAGTTCTATCGCGCCGAAGCCGCGAAGGTTGCCTCGGAACAGATCGGTGGCCGTCCGCCTGCTGAGTTGCCTTCCGACACGAACGGCGGCGTCCGCATGCAGGCGACGAATGGTTCAACCACGGCCTATGGCATGGCCGGCGATCAATACAACGCGAACGCAGACGGCATCTTCCTCGTGAAGGCCGAAGATGTCGGCCCGCTGCGCGCTGCAGGATTTGTCCAAGTCGGATAACCGACGACAAAAAACAGGAAGCCAACATGACCCAACGTTCCGAGCATTCCGTTCTGCATCGCCAGTCGGCACCGCAGGCGTTCATTCCCGAGCTCGAAATTAAAGCCGTGACGGGCTACGCGACATCCGATGACGGCATGACATCCGTGCTGCGGACTGTGACGCCGGAAGGCATCGAGCTTCGCCTGGTGATCCCGACCGTTCTGATCGAAGCGGTGATCACTGCGCTGAACGCGGTGAAGATTGTCGCTGCTGCCAAGACGACGATCGCGCCGGGCGAGACCAGCGTGTTCATCCCGCAGCGTTACGAGACCATCACGACGGATGCCTTCGACGGCGTGCTTGTCGCGTTCGATCGCGGCGCGCCGTCCGCTCTAATGGTCGGCCTCTCTCGCGATGCCGCGTTCGACATGGGCACTGCGCTGCGGAAGCAGGCCCGTGAAGTTAAGACCCGCTTGATCCTGCCTGACACCCCCAAGGAGATTATCTCTTGAAACTGAAAGCCCCCATCGGCCGCACCGGCCTCGTGATGTGTTCCGCCAGCGGCACCAACGCTCAGATCGATGCTGACGGCAACGTCGAAGTCAGCCTCGTCGATCTTCCCGACCTGCTGCGCGCCGGCTTCTCGGTCGGCGACGAACGTCTGCCGGTCCCGCTTCCTGCAGCCTCGACCTTCGTGCAGGACGCCGCGCCGCCTGCCGCGCCCGCTGGTGACTCCGTTCCGGCTGCACCCGCCGGCACACCCGCCGCGGAATAACGAACCCAGAGGCCGCGCCTGCCCGGCGCGGCCCCCGAACTGACGCAGAGGTAGCGCCGCAATGTCCAAACGTTCCCAACTCGAAAAGTCTCGCGGTGCTGGACAGCCGCAGTGGTCGCTCGCCTCGCAGATGACGATCAGCTACGGCACAACGGTTGGCGTCGGGTCGAATTGGTTCGGCTCTGGAACGCCGTTGAAGCCGTCCGCCCCTGTCGAGGTCGGCGGCCGGACATGGGATTTTCCGAACGCCTTCAATACGTCGTCGCAGACGCGGGCTTACGAGGCTGTCAGCTTCGCGACCTTGCGCTCCCTGGCGGACGGTTACGATCTTCTCCGCACGATCATCGAGACCCGCAAGGATCAGATCGAGCGCATGGAGTGGGTGATCCGCGTCCGCAAGATCAAGGGCGTTACCAGCAAGGCCGGCGACGCGACTGATCCCCGTCTCGAAAAGATGCGAGCGTTTTTCGCCAAGCCGGACGGCTTGCATTCGTGGTCGCAGTGGTTGCGACTGATCCTCGAAGATATGTTCGTGCTCGATGCCCCGGCGGTCTATCGGGAGCGCAGCGTCGGCGGTGCGCTCCTCGGGCTGCATCCGCTCGACGGCGGCACGATCAAGCGCATCATTAACGATTGGGGTCGGACGCCGACTGCGCTTGTGCCGGAGATGGATGCCAACGGCAGGGCCACCGGCAACATGGTGCAGCCGACCGCGTATCAGCAAATTCTCAAAGGCATGCCGGCGATCGACTACACCGCCGACGAACTGGTCTATCGGCCTCGCAATCCGCGCACGAACCGCGCCTATGGATATTCGCCGGTCGAGCAGATCATCATGACGGTCAACATTGCGTTGCGCCGGCAGATGTACCTGCTGAAATACTACACCGAGGGCAACATCCCGGAAGCGCTTGTCGGCGTTCCCGAGACATGGACCCCGACGCAGATCAAGGAATATCAGGTCTATTTCGATCAGATGATGGCTGGCGACATGGCGTCGCGGCGTCGCCTGAAATTCATTCCTGCCGGCGTCGGCAAGAATGTCGTTCCGACCAAAGAGCCGGAACTGAAAAACGATTTTGACGAGTGGCTGGCGCGCATCTGCTGCTTCGCGTTCTCGGTCTCGCCGACGCCGTTCATCAAGCAGATGAACCGGGCTACCGGCGAGACGCAAAAGGAACAGGCCGACGAGGAAGGTCTGGCCCCGGTCCTGCTGTGGATCAAGTCGTTCATCGACGACGAGATCGCGGAGATGGGCTTTGCCGATCTTGAATTCGCATGGGGCGAAGATACCCACGTCGATCCGGTGCAAGAAGAAACGATGCTCTCGGGCTATACGGGTTCCGGCCAGATGACGTTGAACGAGTCGCGCGCCGCCCGCGGGCTTGACCCGTATCCTGATCCCCTGGCGAACACGCCGATGGTGCTGACCGCCAACGGATATGTGCCGCTCAATTCCTTCGCGCTCGCGCAGGAGAAGGCTGCTGCCGATGCCAAAGCTGCTGCTGACGCTCTTGCTGCTCGCCCTGCTTTGGGCGCGGATGGCGCTGACGCTACTGGCGATAATTCCGGCGCTGACGATGTGGTGGCTGATGCTTCCAGTCGGCCTGCTGGAAAGCCTGACGACAAAGCTGCAAAGGCGCATGGACACGATCATGCTGCGTTCAACAAACGGAAGGGACCGCAACGACGGATAACGCCGGTCCCTTTCGACCGTAAGGCGACCCGCGTCGCCAAGGCCGGCATCCAGCACCGTCTCGTTCTAGCTCTCGGCAATTGGAAGCTGTCGATCGTCAAGCAGGTCCGTGCCGCGCTCGAAGCGCAGGGAGTCGAAAAGACGGCCGGCGACGACAATGCTGAGACCGTCGCCGCCATCATCGCCGAATTGGAGTTCGACGGGCTGGCCGCCATCGCGAATGATCTCGGCATCGACCTCAGCAATGTCGCGACGGACAGCGTCAATCAGGTCATCGCACAGATGGGCGTGATCGATGCCGGCGATCTCGTTAACCAGGTCAACGAGCTTGCTGTCACCGCGGCCAAGGAACGGGCCGCCGAAATGGTCGGCATGCGCGTTGCCGACGACGGCTCGCTGATCGAAAACCCGAACGCCGAATGGGCGATCACCCAGGCGACGCGCGACGAGCTCAATTCGATCATCTCGAAGGGTCTCGAAGATAACGTCGGGATCGACGCGATCATCGATAACATTGAGGCGATGGGCGGGTTCAGCCCGGCGCGAGCCGAGTTGATCGCGGAGACCGAAGTGCGTCGCGCCAATAGTCAGGCGGCGCTCGACGGCTACGCGGCGGCCAAGGAAAATCTCGACATCGCCATGTTGAAGGAATGGCTGCTCGGGCCAGACCCTTGCGAGGTTTGTCAAGGCAACGCCGACCAAGGCCCGATCCCGCTCGATCAGGCTTTCCAGTCCGGCGACGATGCCCCGCCTGGTCACCCGCGCTGCGAATGCGCGCTCAGCCCGGTAGTGAGCGAGACCGACGTGCCGGACGGTGCGGATGTCGAGCCTCTTGATGAAGCCGCCTAAACTGGATAGCGATTGATCGCATGAAGGTGTGGGTTGTCACAAAATCCCTCGTCGATCTTCCGGGCACGCAAGAGTTCATTGGCGTGTTCACGACGGTCGGGCAGGTCAATGACGCCGTCCTCGGAGCCGGCACCTACACCATTGCCGAGATGGAATTAGATCGGCGCTACGCGGGCGACCTGCTCGATGTCCGCGTGATTGTGAAGCTCACCGAGCGATCCTCCACCTAAACAAAAAACAGGAAGTCATCCCATGGAACCGAAATGGTTCATCATTCATACCGGCGTGCCCGATGCTCAGCCCGGCTTCAATTGCGTGACCACGTTCGGTCCGTATGCCAGCGATGAAGCGGCGGTCGCTGGTGCCAAGGCCATCGTGATCCCCGGCGAATATATCGTCTACGGCCCGGCACCGGCGGCTCACAGGGTCATCATCGGCACGCCTGTCGTCAACGCGACGGCGATCTGATGTCGAAAAACCCAAGGGGCGCTGCAGCGCCGATCCCGGTTCACCGCGTCCCGCACGCCGCGGCGGTGGCACCGATCCCGCCCGTCCACGAAATGCCGCCCGGCGGCGTCCCGTCGATGCCGATGATGATGATGGCGAGCCCGCCGTCAGAGATCATTGTGGCCGATGGCGTTATGAGCCTTCGGATTATCGGGGCACTGGCGCGATTTTACTTCTACACCGCCGACCCTGATCCGCGCGGCGGGGACACGACAAGCAATACCGTCCGCGAACAAGTCGTCATGCTGATCGACGGCTTCATCGCCGCGTTCGCCATTTTCGAAGCGACGGTCAACAAGATGCTCGCCGCCGGTGTTTTGAAGCCGGAGCAAATCGTCGCTGCCCGAGCCACGCTGAAATAATCCAGCCGCCACATCTCACGTCACCTGCAAGGCCGTCCGTTTTGGGCGGCCTTTTTCATTGAGGAAACGAAGCCCATGACGATCGCCGTCGCTCCCACCGAACTCAAGCTGTTCATTCCGATCACCAAGGTCGATGTGGCGAAGCGCCTCGTCTATGGCCTTGCCACCGCCGAAGTTAAGGATCGCTCCGGCGAGACCTGCGATTACGAAAGCACGAAGCCGTTCTACGAGAAGTGGTCCGAAGGCGTTCACAAGGCCAGCGGCGGAAAGTCCTACGGCAATGTCCGCGGGCAGCACGGCAAGGTCGCCGCCGGCCTGCTGACCTCGATCAACTTCAACGATGTCGCCAAGCAGATCGAGATTTGCAGCGAAGTCGTCGATGACAACGAGTGGGCGAAAGTTCAGAAGGGCGTCTACACCGGCTTCTCGCAGGGCGGTGCCTATGTGAAGCGCTGGAAGGGCGCGGACGGCGAGCAGCGCTACACCGCCAACCCCGGCGAGGTTTCCCTGGTCGATGTTCCATGCCTCGACGTTTCGACCTTCGAGGTCATCAAGGCCGATGGCGGGACCGAGCTTCGCAAATTCCTCGCCGCCGCGCCGGAAGTCCCGGCCGTGATCGAGGTCGCCGGCCCCACCAATGACGAGATCGTCGCCAAGGCGACCGAGATGGCGAAGGCCGCCGGTGGCGGCAAGGGCTTCGCTGACTTCATCGTCGAGGCCCGAGCCGAACTGACCAAGGCTGCTGCGCCCGCTGAGAAGCCCGCTGGCGAGTCCGTCGTGGTCCCGCCCGTTGATGTCACCAAGTCGGCTGCAGCCGCTGTGGTGCCCGCCGCGGGCGCTGCTGCTGCTCTCCCGGCCATTACCGACGACTCGCCGTGGGATCAGGTGTGGAAGTCGCGCATCGACGGCTCCACGCATGCGACCAAGGCCGCCCTGCGGAAGCATCATGAAACCCTCACTGCGACCGCCGCCGCGGCCCTGACGGCCGGTCCGATCCAGAGCGCGCTCGACGGCATCAATGCCGCGCTCGGTATCGAGAAGGCCGCAGCCGTTGTGACGCCCGCGAAGGACGACAAAAAGGACGCTGCTGCGGACGACAAAACCAAGCCCGACCCGAAGGATGACAAGAAGAAAAAGACCAAGAAGGGGATGGCGGCCACGGATCTGCAAAAGGGCCTCTACGATGTCGGCCGGCTTGCCAATCTGATCATGGAACTGCGCTGGTTGGCTGCCGACTCGTTCTGGGAACGCGAGAGCGAAGGCGACGGCTCGGTTGTCCCGGAACAGATGAAGGCGAACCTCGCCGGCCTCTGCTCGACCCTGGTGGCGATGGTGATCGAGGAGACCACCGAACTGTTCGATCCCGAGAACGAAAACGACGCGCTGCTGATCTCCGTCATGGAGATGGCGGACGGCGTGCCGGCGGATGCCATGAACGCCTTGATCAAGATGGCGACCGACGATGCAGGCTTCGCGAAGTGCAAGGATGCGGTGCTCAAAGCCGGTGCCCGTCATTCCAAGCTCGATCAGACCCGCATTCAGGATGCTCACGACAACCTCGTGGCGGCTGGTGCCGGTTGCGGCACCGAAGTCGAGAAGATGGCGAAGGATGCCGGCGATCTCGTCAAGTCCGAAGCACGCGGGGACGCGCTGCAGAAGGCCCTCGACGACATCAACCCGCAGATCGAAGCCATCGCGAAGTCGGTCAAGTTCCTGCTCGACCAGCCGCGCCAGCACCCGCTGACTCGAGCAATCACCAAGGCGGCTGACAACGGCGGCGGCCCTGTCACCGACGACGAAGCCCTCGAAAAGAAACTCGCCGGCATGTCGCCGGACGAAATCAGCCTGATGCTGATCAAGGCGGCGCAGCAGCGCGGCCAGTCTATCCTCGCTCGCGGCTAAGCAGCCACTCGATCCAAATTATTTGGAAGGCCCTCGCCGGGGACGGTGCAGGGCCTTTTTTCATGAACCACGCGGCCACGGCCGCAACGCGATCCATCCGGTGCCGGGGACGGTGCCATCCCGACGAAACGACCATCCCCCAACATAGCATTGGAAAAATACCATGACCGCCCACGTTAACGTCGCCGACATCCTGTCGGAGATCAAGAAAGCTCAGTCTGTCGGCATCGCCGATCCCCGCCTTGCGGGTATCGAGGGGCTGGCGAAGTCCACCTTCGCGCAGAACGGTTCGGCCACGTCCGGCCTGACGTTCTACGACCTCGAAGCCGGCGCGAAGTTCCTCGTCCCCGTCCTGACCCCGCTCCGCAACATGATCCCGCGCGTATCGGGCAAGGGCGGCATTCAGGCTGCTTGGCGTGCCGTCACCGGCATCAACACCACCGGCATGCGTATCGGCGTGTCCGGCGGCAATCGTGGTGCCGTGCAGGCCATCTCCACGCAAGACTACACCGCGGCCTATAAGGGCATCGGCCTCGAAACCAACGTGGACTTCGAAGCGCAGTATGCCGGTCAGAATTTCGACGACATCCGTGCCCTGGCGGGCAAGGTCGGTCTCGAAAGCCTGATGCTCGGCGAGGAGTTGATGATCCTCGGCGGCAACAACTCGCAGCCGCTCGGCACCACCGCGACTCCGACTGTCGTCGCTGCCGACACCGGCGGCCACCTGACCGCACTGGTCTGGTCGGTCATCTGTGTCGCGCTCTCGCTCGATGGCCTGGTCAACGGCTCGATTGCCGGCGGCATTCAGGCGTCGATCACCCGAACCAACGCGGACGGCTCGACCGACACCTTCGGTGGCGGCGCTTCGCGGAAGTCGGTAGCTGCAACCGGCACTGTCGGTGCCGTCACTGTCGGCTCGCTGGCCGTCACTGTCGCTCCGACGAGTGGCGCGATGGGTTACGCGTGGTTCTGGGGTGCGGCGGGCGCGGAATTGCTCGGTGCAATCACCACGGTCAATTCCGTGCTGGTCACGGCGGTAGCTGCGGGGACGCAGACGGCCGCTTCGTTGCCGGCCGCGGACTGGTCGCAGAACGCGCTCGGCTTCGATGGCCTGATCTACCAGGCGCTGAAAGCCGGCTCGAATGCCTACGTCAAGATCATGGCGACGGGCACTGCCGGAACCGGCACGCCGCTGACCTCG